CGCGAAACTTGCAATACCAGCGCCGATCTTAAGCAGTGATCCTTCAGCTTCTTTATAAGCATCAGTCCAGAATGCAGCAAAGCCTGCACCAGCGATAGCGCCGAGGCGTGAGCCCCACTTAGCACCAGTTAGAGCACCGGCTATGCTGCCAGTTACAAAACCACCAATAACAAAACCGGCAAGGCCACCTATCAGAGCACCCGTGGCACCACCACTAGCGATAGTCTTTATAGCGTCCCACAGATCACCGTATAATGCATTAACAAAGTTCTTAGCATAGCTACTGAGGTCAGGTATCATGCCGCCGCCGGCACCACCAAGACCTGCTAGGCCGCCGGCAATATCGCCAAGGCCAAGATCCGGCGTGCTTATACCACCGCCACCACTACCTGTCTTTTCATTAAGCTTGAAGACTTCATCGAATGATAGTAGACCAGCAGCAGCCTTCTTAGCAGCAGAGCCCGCTCCTTTGACAGCTTCCTCAGTGTCCTCGGCACCGCCAGACATAGCTTCCCAGAACTGGTCTGCATTAGCGGCACCTTCAGACATGGCGTCGCTGGCCTGAAGAATATCGTCAGATACAGCGCCACTGCCACCAGAGCTGAAGGAATTCAGAGAATTTACAAGCTTAGAAAACGCATTGTCAGCCTTATTAGCGCCCGCAGAGAAACCTACAAGCGCAGCGCCAATAAGGACAATCATGGTTAATATAGGATTGGCAAGTATAGCCTGTGCGAGGAAAAGAACCGCCTTAGCGACACCTACAATCGCAACACCAACGCCCTTGACGACCGCTGCCGCGAGGGCCTGCATCCTGAAGAGCGCCCACGCTCCAGCAGCCGTTATAAGAGCCTTGGTAAGAAGATTGACGAATGGTACATTGCTATACATTGTCTGCGCTACGCCGATAAGACCACGCAGAACAGCATTAAGCACAGAAATAACTACGGTCAGAATATCTACAAGGCCACCAAACATTTGCTTTATGAATGGCCAGCTTGTTTGCACTGCAGCAGCGATGGAATAAATCAGATTCTTGATGCTAGCAAGCAGCAGACGTATGCGTTCCTGAGTGGCAGGGTCAGGCACCAAGTGCTCGAATATGCCGCCAATACCAGAAGTGGCATACACATCGCGGATACCGTCGAGGGCATCAGCAACGTACTTAGCAAGGGACTTGTAGAAAGTGGTGAATGGCTTAAGCATATCAGCACCAAGCACCTTTAGGCTATCTACAATTCGGTTGTTAAGACCCTTAATGGTAAGCATAGCAGAGTCGGCCACACCACCAAACTGCTCATTAGCATATGCCACAATGGCGTTAATGACATCTGCAGCAGGGAGCTTCAGGTCACTTATACGACCAAGCTGCTCGCCAGTGAGACCCATCTGCTGCTGCAGAATATCATTCATTGGAACATAAGCATTAGTTAACTGTCGAACTTCTTCACCAGTTAGGAAGCCTCTGGCATTGATCTGGCCAATAGCAACGGCTAAGCGCTCAAGCGCCGCAGCGTCACCAGATAGAGTACCGAGGTTCGTCATGCCCTCAATGAGGAACATTAGATTCTTATATTCAACGCCATAGGCAAGCAGCTTACGCGCCATGCCCTCAAGGTCAGAATACTCGAAGATGGTATCTACTGAGAACTCCTTAAGGGTGCCTATGAAGTCGGATGCTATATCAGAGCTATTGAATAGCGCCGTATAGGAAGTCTGCGCAAAGTCGAGAGCAGTATTAAATTCCCATAGAGCACTAGTAGCTTCACTAATAGCACGAGTACCAGCATAGAATGTTTGAGAGATGACTATACCAGAGGTAATGCGGGCAATGTCCTGCAAGCTGGCACCGACAGTCTTTAGCTTTTTATTAAGGCTAGTATAGCCAGATATCATACGGTCGGCAGTACCAGTGCTAGCAGCGGCAGCAGAGGCCATGGAGCTAGAAAACTGCTGTACATGCCTACGTGCAGTGTTCATCCCATTGGTAAAGCGAGAAATATTCAAATTTAATTGCGCCGTAAGCGATGCTACATTAAAGGCCATTGCCTCATCTCCTTACCATCCGGGAATTTGGTCTATAAAGCCAGCCTGTGGTTGAGCAGCCGACCTACTACTACTGCCTGGTACACTATGCATCTTTGTAGTGATATCCTCATGTACCTTTAGCTGAGAGTAAAATTGACGTGGCGTCAATCTCCATATTTCTTTATCAGTGTAACACAACCATACTCTTCCGACATATACAATATATGGCCAATCCCAGCCGTCTTGGCTGGGATTAGGCTCAGATGTATTGTCGGAGGTTATACGTTTGGGAGCTCGTTACCTTTTTCAGGCATATCGTTGGAAAGGGCAAGACCCATCTTTTCAACGATCTGCTCCATACACTTAACGTCGATCAGATTTCCGACTTGCTGTTCGGTAAGGCCTTCTTCGAGGTGCATCAGGCCAGTCCAAAGAACGAAACGAACGGCCTTAATGCTGTTATTGTTCATAGCCTCGAAAGCGGCATCTACTGAGCCATAACGGTCTTCCATTTCAGCCATAGCATTGAGCGTGAATAGTAGCTCACGCTCAACGCCGTCACGCAGAGTAATACTGGTAATCTTTGCACGCGCATCATTAAGATTAGCCATGTTTCGGCCTCCTTATAACGGAATTGTAGTTTAGTTAGGTGGCAGAGACGGCAGGCAGCACCGGCGCATTAAACCAGGTCTTAACCAGGTCGGCCTTAGCACCCTCATGCTCTTCGTCCAGCTCGTACTTCCAAGGACGTACAGTCTTGCCACCGATAGCATAAGCGTAGTTCAGGCGGGTAAACTGACCATTGATGGTATCAGCCTGGAAGTTGATGCTGTCACCCTTGGTCTCGTTGCTGTCTTCGGGCTCAGTAAACTTGCCCTTATACAGCCACACGTAACGGTACTTACCGTTGGACTTCAGGGTGCGGAAACCAATGGCAACCCAAGGCGAGATGTCACTGTCACCAAAAACCAGAGCACCATTACCATCGATCGTATGACCAAGCAGGTCAGCCTTGTTCTGAGTAGTGAGGGCATTCTTCTGAATTTCAACCTCAATCTTACCCAGAGTAGAGGCAGTTTCCATGGGACCGTCGTCAGCAAACAGCGTTTCCTGAGAGCCATTGGGGTTAATGTTCAGCGACATAACACCAGGCGCTTTAACAACGGTACCATAGGCCGGCGCCGCATCAGGCGTATCTTCAGTGGTCATCGGAACATATACGAGATTGTCGCAACCAATTCTAGTAGCCATTTAGGACTCCTCCTTAATCGTAGTAGTTATTCCAAGGTTAAAGCCATAGTGAATCCTATCGCTCTCATCCTGTGAAAACTTATGGGGCACTTGCCTAACGTGGACTTGCGCCCATCTGTCAGGTGTGAAATCAATGCGTAGCGTTTCATCAGTTGGTACAAAAGCTTTATAAAGCTTAATAGCTAACCGATGCGCCGCCTCCGCACTTTTATTACGTACCACAATCTGCACTGATCTGTGAACTACATCGGTATATGGAGATACAGGATCTCCCTTATACTCATGTAGAGAAACGACGTTATCAGGCGTTTCAGGTTTGAAGTCCCTGAAGGTGTCTACACCGTCGCCTTCTACAAGACCGAGATTAGTTAAGTACGTAACCATGTCTTTTAGTAGCTGCATAACAAAGTCTCTCCAATCAATTGTTTAGTTCGCTACTGACATGCTTCATAACAGTTCGTGGAAAGCGCTCTCTAGCAAACTCTCGCACTGGGTCTTCAAGGAACTTAGCTTTGCCGATAGGATGGTAAGCTTTAAGGTCCTCATGAACAGCAACTACATACTCTGACGCTTTTTGGCCAGTCCTGGGATTAACGGGATCGCCGTTTCCGCCATAACCTACAACACCAGTCCAACCGTTACGGTAGTCACCAGTTATCTCATAGTATTGGCTAAGAGATAGAGTGCCTGTGTCATACGGCACCTGCTCAAGGCTCTTGTCAGAGATAACTTCACAGGCTTCTTGAAGAGCCTTTCTTGAGCCATTACCAACCTTAGTAATAGCCACGTCACATCTACGCTCGAAGGTTTTGATGTCTTTACGATTCATATTGAAGGAAACTCGCATTTAGACGTACACCACCTTTATGTCGGGCGCGCCTTCACGATAAAATGTAGAAATTGCCTGAACAGGCAAATCCTCTCCTTCAAATATGATATTGTCAAGCTTCGTAACCTTAGTGCTACCATCTACATACAGATGATTATGAGACACTACTTCGACACCCTGCCAATTACGCACTATATTAACCTCACCTTGAGGGTAGCACATAATGGTATAGCTGTCGCCGAATAGCTTATCGCCAGTGGCCGACCTACCTTTGAACGGCTTAACCGTAACAGGAACATTTATCCATGGCTTAAGGGTTTCAAACACGGTTACTCACCGCCTCTAAAACGATTCCACGGAGGGTTGCTATGCATTCCTTTGCGGAAGATCTTAGGATAGGCATAAGCTGGTATAGAAATACCAGCTGCAGTAGCAATCTTGTTCTTATAGAACGTAGCTTGCTCTTTGAAGAAGTTAAGCCGTGAGGTTGGGTCTTCCATTTGAGGACCCAAAGACCGCTTAATGTCTTTAGCAAAGATAGTAGCTGCCTGCGTAAACAGGTGATATCGCAAGAGGGCCTCATTGGAGCCCGCTTGTTTGATGATGTAGTTTATCTCTTCATCTTGCATAATAGCGCGAGACTCATCGGTATCACCAAGCAGGAATCTACACTCGTCAAGAGTGCTCTTGCTAGGATCACCAGAATAGCTAAACGACATCACGTCACCTCCTTACTGCTTCTTTACAACCGCCTTAGCAACAACCTTTACAGGAGCGGTAGGCTCAACTTCAGCTTTGGCATCCACAGGGGCATCCACAGGGGCATCCACAGGGGCATCCACAGGGGCATCCACAGGGGCATCCACAGGGGCATCCACAGGGGCA